TACATTCCTACGATGGGAGAGAGTGCCCGAACCGGCGCAGGGTTCGGTATCGGCGCCAATCTGGTCCATTTCCCCGGAGGGTTTTAATTATAGTGTAGGAATAAACTCCCAATTTAAATCGTTGCATATCTGTTTCCAGATTTCGTCTTGCTCGAGTTTCTTCTGGTCCTTTAACATCGGATAAAACTCGAGGTATTGGGTCTCTCCCAATAATTCACATAGCTTGTAAAGTGTATAGTAATAATTGAGAAAGTTGACACGATAATTTGGACAGTGTTTCGAATACGGAACCTGTATATCCATAAAGAGATTACACAACGTGTCTTCTAGTTTCGGACTCATGACAGGCGGCTTTATACCGAGCTTGTCTTTGATAAAAGGAATGTGCTCGTAGTATTTGTTGTAACCCAACTTCTTGAGGATTTCTTTCATCTTTTTATTACTCAAATCATTGCGAGTAAGACGTTCCTTCTTTACCTGTCTCTGTATGGTCTCGATGGTTTCATCGGGGATATCGGTAGACTCCTTTGCCTGAAATTGAGACAAAATTTCACGAAAATGATTAATACGCTTGTAGGCATAAAAGGAGACTTCTTTAGGAGGTTCCTTGTAAGACGGTTTATCATTTTCGACCAAGAATTTTTGAGTAGAATAACACTTGTTACAAATCATAATGCCCTCTTGAGATACCTTGATGAGCTCTCCCTTGTTACATGTTTCACAAATGGTTTTGTTGTAGAGATACTGGTTTAGGTCGCTTTCTGGAAAGTTATTTCTCTCTAGGTAGGCTTGAATGGATTGCACCACGTCTGCCTGCTTGATGGAGTGGTCCTCCTTTAGGTTAAAAAAATGGTTCATGTTTTTTTTTGGATTGATGTTTTTGTCAATCTCCTGCTTGGATTCAAAGTAGGTAAATAAATCTTTCGAGTTCTCTAAGAAATAATTGGTCTTCTGTTGTTTCATATGTTTGATTTGACCTTTGATTTTTTCGGAGCTTTTTCTATTTTCCTCGGTCGAGCTCTCTTCTAGCTCCTTCATCTTGGCGGTTAATTTAGGAATAACTTCGTTCTCCAGGGTTCCAAAATGGCGTATTTGTTTTAAATAGAGAGCATCTATTGTATCATCCTTTTTATGATTCATAATTAAATAGACTATACCGATAAATCTTTATATAAAAGATAATTTAGTAATTTTTTTTTTCTTTTGCTAGTTTATAACATGGGTGGTGGATTAATGCAACTGGTAGCCTACGGCGCACAAGATGTTTACTTAACCGGTAATCCTCAGATTACTTACTGGAAGGTCACTTACAGACGCCACACCAACTTCGCGATGGAGTCGATTGAGCAGACCTTTAACGGTCAGAGCGATTTCGGCCGTCGTGTGACATGCACCATTTCCCGTAACGGAGACCTTGCTTACCGCACGTATCTCCAGGTTACTCTCCCAGAGATTAACCAGGGGCACGCCAAGTATGCTCGGTGGCTGGATTTCCCTGGCCACCAGCTCATTGACGACGTGGAGGTCGAGATTGGTGGTCAGCGCATCGACAAGCAGTATGGTGACTGGATGCACATCTGGTCGCAGCTGACCATGGATGTGAACCAGGAGCGCGGTTACAACAAGATGGTGGGCAACACGACCCAGCTCACCTTCCTCACGGACCCTTCCTACGCCGCTGTGGATGGACCTTGTGCCTCGTCTGCGCCTCGCCAGGTGTGCGCTCCTCGTAACGCGCTCCCTGAGACCACCCTCTACATTCCTCTCCAGTTCTGGTTCTGCAACAACCCCGGTCTTGCTCTCCCTCTCATTGCTCTCCAGTATCACGAGGTGAAGATTAACATCAACATCCGGTCGATTGATGAGTGCCTCTGGGCGGTGAAGTCTCTCAACAGCACCTCGGCGGACGAGAAGTCTTCCGATGCCTACAACCAGTCCCTCGTGTCTGCCTCGCTCTACGTCGACTACATCTACCTCGACACAGACGAGCGCCGGCGCATGGCCCAGAACCCCCACGAGTACCTCATTGAGCAGCTCCAGTTCACGGGTTCCGAGTCGGTGGGTTCGTCCTCGAACAAGATTCGCCTCAGCTTCAACCACCCCTGCAAGGAGCTTGTTTGGGTGGTGCAGCCTGATGCCAACGTCGACTACTGCTCCTCGTTCAGCGGTGGCCACGTGCTCTACAACACCTTCGGTGCTCAGCCATTCAACTACACTGATGCCATCGATGCCCTCCCCAACACCATCAAGGCGTTTGGCAGCGATGTGGGTGTCAGTGGTGCCAATCAGTTCATCAACGCGTCGGGTCTGTTCGAGAGTGCGGGTGCTCATGGTCTTACCTCGACCTCTGCTCTCCCCGGACAAAGCTTCGTGTGGGAGGGCAACGATGCTGGTCTCCAGTCCGCCGTCTCGGATGCTGGCACCTTCGTGCTCGCGGAGACCTCCCTTGGCCTCCACTGCTGGGGCGAGAACCCAGTGGTCACTGCCAAGCTCCAGCTCAACGGTCAGGACCGCTTCTCGGAGCGTGAGGGAACTTACTTCGACCAGGTGCAGCCTTGGCAGCATCACACCCGTGCTCCTGACACGGGTATTAACGTGTATTCATTCGCGCTCCAGCCGGAGCAGCACCAGCCATCGGGCACCTGCAACTTCTCCCGTATTGATAACGCCACCCTCCAGCTCGTTCTCTCGAACGCGACGGTCGCAAGTGTCAACACGGCGAAGGTTCGTGTGTATGCTAGAAACTACAATGTGCTCAGAGTTATGTCAGGAATGGGGGGTTTGGCGTATTCAAATTGAGCCTAATAATATATGTAAGTATCTCCATCCAATACACAAAGAAAAATAAACATAACCTAAACTTATTGTAAGAATAAACGCATCTTTATTCTTACATCCCAACGCGTTTCAAGGCAAGTTCTTTTGCCTTCTCTTTAATGTAATCATCGTTGCCATAACGTTCGCATAACGCTTTTCGTCCTTGTTCTTTTCGTTCAATAGTACGTTCGACCTTTTCTTCATGTGTAACTTTATTTCCTTTTACAATCGGATTTTTGTTTTCCTCCAGTAGAGAAGGAGATACAGGATGTTCTTGTTGATAACTACATATCAAAGATAGTTTATCTATTAAATCTTCGTATTCACAATTCTTCTTCATGTAATTGCAAACCCAACAACAAGACTTTATATTCTCTAGAATATAACCTTTTGTATTGTCTAAACGATCTATCCCGTTCATATGGGTAGTCGTTCCAGTCTTCCCGCAAAGATAACATGGATTTATTTTGTAGGTTTCAAATTGTTCTTTTGTAATATCGAAAGATAGCCCCTTGTTTTGGGCGCGAATTTTATAAGTATTAAACGAACAACCATGTATATCGATAAAATCATCTGGATAAAGTTGTCCCTCAATGATCTTTTGGTTGGTAAGGATATGTTCGGCTCGATGCACGAATACGTTGGGACCCGAAGACCCTTTCATCATGTTGCACATTTCACAACAACTGACGCAGTTTGAATGAATATAAGATTCAGATGAAGATAGTCTGTCTATACCATTGAACCCTTTCTCTTGAATAATACCACAGTAATAACATGGGAGTGAAACCATGTTTTCAAAATCTTCAAATGATAACTTAAAATCAAGCTTCTTATCCAAAGCAGACATTTGATATATTTTATATTGAGCAGTAATGTTATTCTTTTTATTCAAATTATTTTGTTTTACCTTTTCTGGATTGGCCTCTCGCCACTTCTTGGCTTGTTCTGCATTCTTCTTTAGATACACATCAAGATCTTTCTGAATTTGACGTTGTCTATGTTCTAACCAATACGTCGCACATTTTTCAACGTTTGCGTCCTTCCATGCTTGCTTGACTGCCTTGCGTTCAGGTTTTGCACTATTAGCCCGTGCCAACTCCCGGGTATGGTCCATGTCACGATTTGCATCCGCTCGTTTGTTTTGCTCTCGGCAAGTGAAACACGTCTTTGTTTCACCTAGCTTACCCACAAACTGTTCCAAAGGATAAATTTGTGAACAGGTGTTACACTGTTTCATACCTTCTTCGACCTCTTCTTTCGTGGTACGACGAGCCTTGTCCCGTGCCCGGTCTTTTTCAAGACAAGGTTCGCATCGGCTCTTGGTATAGGTCAAGTCGTTCACCACGCGACAACAGCGAATCACATTCATGCAAACCCGCTCTCCACGTTTGACGCCTTCCTCTATAAGGAAGTTGACCTTGTGTTTCTTGCAGTAAGCGTTTTCCGTTTTGGGCTCTTTGCATCCTTCTTTGATACAGCTCATTTTTCAACTAGAATGAACTATATCGTTTAGTCTTCAATTTTTATTTTTCCTCGTTAAAGAATAAAATACTTATTCATACTTAAGATTTGTAAAAATTGATTACTATCAATACGTTTTACATACATTAAAATGGCAAAAAAATGTTTTGAACTTGGATGCGATAAGTGGTCTCAAGGTAAAACGGACAGGTGTATATCACATGGAGGTGGTCCACGATGTGATGAGCCTCATTGTCGGAAGAGTGCTCGTTCCAAGAGCAATAAATGCAAAGGACATGGAGGTGGGCCACGATGTATTGAGATTGGATGTGAGAAGAGCGCTCAAGGTAAAACAGATAAATGTTCCACCCATGGAGGCGGAAACCGTTGTGTTGAGCATGGGTGTGAAAAGGGTGCTATACGTAAGACAGATAAGTGTTTTGCACATGGAGGCGGAAATCGATGCGGTGTCTCTGGGTGCGTGAAGAGTGCTCAAGGCAAAACAGATAAGTGTATATCACATGGAGGCGGACCACGATGTATCGTAGATGGATGCACCAATGGTGCTATAGATAACACATGTAAATGTATAGCACATGGAGGTGGGCTGCGATGTATTGTGGATGATTGTAAAAACAGTGCTCATAATACGAGTGAGAAATGTATGACACATGGCGGTGGTCCAAGATGTATTGTTGAGGGTTGTTCGAAGGGTGCTCAAGGTAGAACTGAGAAGTGTACCGCACACGGAGGTGGCCAACGATGCCCTAATTGTATTACTTGGCTTGATTCTAGATCGGGCTCAAAACAGTATGATGGATATTGTGCGACTTGTTTTAAGCAACTCTTTCCAGATGACAAACGAAGTAAGGGTTTATATCTACATACGAAAGAAATCCGTGTTCGTAATTCCATCAATGAGAATTTTGAAGGATTTATACATGACAAGCCACTGTATACGGGTCAATGTGATTGCACGATGAGGCGACGTATCGACCATAGAAAACTGATTGATGCTACCTTACTCTGTATCGAGACAGACGAGTTTGCCCACAAAGGTTACGACCCAAAAGATGAAGAACTCCGTTATGATGATTTGTTTATGGTTCATAGTGGGAAATGGATATTTATTCGTTTCAATCCAGATGGAAAAGGAGATATGGCGGACAAGTTGAACCGTTTAATAGAAGAAATACACTTTCAAATAATGAGGATTCAACATTCAGAGAATACTGAATTACTTGAAGTGATAAAGCTATTCTATTAATCTATGATTTCAGCAAAGGATTGGTACAGGTCAGTTCTCCCTTGTTATACAACATCAGCTTAATGTCTTCCTTGATACGGTTCAAGCACTCGTCATCGTCTTTATTGTTCAGATACTTGATGAATTTTTCTTTGAGGATAGGGTCTGGGTTACTGTCCAGCCACTCCTCCAGCATCATTTCTTTTTCTTCATACAAACGGTCCAACTCATCTTTCTTGTTGGCCAGGTTCCAATTGTTCCCATCATAAATCATAATATACTTGTCTTTCATGTTGGAGATATAAATGTTTCTGTTTTCTGGTTTTAAAGGGTTAAAGTGAACCTTCTCAATCATATTCTTCACGCAATGGTTTACTTTCTTGATACAGAAACGATAATCATCATCGGTTAGGTGAGACAAGTCCGTCTCTCGATAGGCAAGGAGGGTGAAATTGTTTTGGATATTGGTCGTGTTAAAGGAACTATTGATTTCGAGTTTCCCCATGAGTTTCTCTATTTTCTTATTCTGTGTCTCGATTTGTTTATCCTGAGTCTCAATGCGCTGGTTCAGGAGTCGCACCAGCTCCTTCAGGTCTTCATCCGTATTCTTGTTGCAACTGTATTTGATATGATTCGACAAAGAAGACCTATGTTTGTATTCCTTTTCACAATATTTACACACATGACCCTTTGGACTAACTTTCACTAACTCGAGACTAACTTTCACTAACTTTTGACTAACTTGTATGTGTTTTTTCGACATGAGATGCTTCTTAAAATTCGCTGTGAGGTTCGTCTTATACTCACAACATTCACAGTAGTTTTCCATGGTATAGTATGTAAATAGAATAATTTTTATATTACAAAAGTAATACGTTCTAATATTCAAACGACTTATGGTGTAAAATAATTATTACTTTTGTAATATCGCCACAGCATTATTACTTTTGTAATGACTACAAAAAAAAGTAATGCGGGAGAGAGAAGGGGGTCCGGCCGAAAAAAAAAATCAGAAGGAGGGAAAAATGGAAATCGGGATTTCTCCGAGAAAACGCCGCCATCGCCGCCGGCTTACTTGCAATACCTAAACTAACAAAACTCTAGAAATCTCTTAGGAAGTTAGGTATCCTTGGATAAGTATTTTAATCTTTCAGGATAGAAGTATTGGTTTTAATAATTGTATTCTTACAAGTATTAAAAGAAATTGGATATTGTTTGTAATGTCATTGTTAAAAGGAATTAAGTCGTAATATACTATATACCTTATGAAGTTCATCACGTTGATGCTACAAAAGCTAAGGCCCATACCCTCACCGCTAGGTCGTTGGAGAACAGAAACCTGTCCTATCCAAATGAATCATAAAATCGATTTATCCAACGAAGACCATTGTGGTCCTTGTGGACATTATGCCTTAGAAAAAGTAAAAAAGAATACAGATAAAAAGTAGTTACAAGAGTTTATACTGTTCCTCGATAAACACGTAAGTATCCTCTTTGGTATATACAAACTTCAGGGGCTTTTTTGTATTGTAGAATTGTTTGACAATGGTAAACAACATGTCCAGAATCGAATTTTTATGACTAAAGACAGAAGAAGAAATGAGAAGGTCTACAAACATGTCTCCATAACTCTCCATCAAATGAACAAAATCTTTGGTGTGTTTGAGAGAAAGCATACCCAGCTGTCGGACATCCATGATAAAAGCAAAACGCTTTCCTTTAACTTTGCATCTCTCCAGTCCTTCCTTCACCTCTTCCATGGTAAAGACCCACTGTAAGGGAGTAGGAAGGGGATGGTTCACGACAATGTAAAAGATATCATAATGGGGTCTCTCTTCTAGAGTAACAGTAATAAACGGTTCTACGCTCATAAAAAATAAAGATAAATATGTTTAAATCGATTTAATCAAAGGAATAACTCATTCAGTTTGTTTTTCTCCATGGGATTTCCATTCGAGTAGAGAACCGGGATAAGAGAATTGTCCTGGAAGCGAAAGGTGAATCGTTTGTTCTTTTCCTTTCGACCCACGCGCCCGATAGCTTGGATAATCTTTTCCTGAGTCATGTTTTTCAAATCATTCGCAATATAGGCATGACAGAATTGGTAATTGGTTCCATAAATATAATCACTGTTGGCCAGAATCACCCCCAGTCGTTTCTGTTCAGACAGTTCCGTAATGAGCTCGTTGTATTCGTTGGAGACAGGATTGAAGATACCAATCCCGAGTAACAGAAGTATCTTGTATTGAAGGTCCACCTCCATTTTCATCACGCGCTGAATCACGAGGTCATCAATATCACTCACGAATACACACGACGTATCGTATTCTAATCCGTTGGTCCATTTGGCAAAGTGCTCGCGCGTGTTTGGAATGTAAACGGGGTCCAGACGAATGGGTTTCATACGGCGTTCCAAGACCTCATACTCTTTGATCAAGGTCTTGGTCTGAACGTCAAACCTCTGTTCTTTCACTTTGTTCTCATTGTCTTCGTCCTTGGATGTCTGGTCCTCAATCTGCTTTTGTATCTTAATCATCTTCTCCGAGAGGTCCTGATTGAATTCCATCTTTTTCTCAATGTCTTGCATCGTGCTCGCATGGATGCCACTGAACTCCACAAAGTAATTCATCCAGTCTACGGGTCGTTCGCACAGGAAGATGGTCGGACCGTAGGTCAGCGTGTGACTTGTCTCGGTGACAATCTTGTCGCTGATGACGAACAGGCTCTTCCGTTCATACGCGGCCATTTCCTCGGGCCAGTTCTTGATTTGTTGGATCAAGCTACAATAGAACATCCGTATCGAATAGCTCGTCATGTCAGACAAGCGTGTAAACAAGAGACGGAAGAGAAGACCATAGTCTTTATCTTTTTCCATAAAGGTTCGAATCAAGTCCGCACACGATTGGACACTCAGGAACTTCAGATGACTTTTCTTGTGTAGCGCCATAAAGGAAATGAGTTCCTCTTGCGAATGCGCAAACACCGTGTGAGGCATAATCGTGCATCCTTCCTTGTCTAGAAGGTTGATTTGCGTGGTTTCATCGACACTTTCAATGTAATGAACCGTCCCCTCATACCGTTTTAAATACTTAACGCTAAGCACCACCAGGTCTTGTTCGTTGGGCAAGGTCGCTGACGAGAGGACAATGTTGGGCACCTGGTTCACCTTCCATACCTCTTTGATGAGTTCATGGAGTGGATGAGTTTCATAGTCCATGGTAATGGTTGGCTCGTCCCAAAACAAGACCATTTTCTCTTTCTCAAACAAGCTCAGCATAAACAACATGGTCACTTCATAGGATTGAATATCACAGAAAATCATGTCAATGTTTCGCCCATCCGAGTGAACGGGGCGTTTTCGTCCGTTCTTCTCCGTAAAGGTTCGCACGGCCGAGTAGTGTAGACGGATGTCGTCGGC